TTCTGGTAAGTGGTTATCTAAGACTTAGTAAGTTTTGTCAAACCAGAAGGGTATAAGCATAGGGTAGTAGCACCACCCAAGGTGGGGCTTCATAGGTGCGGCCTTTGCCATGTGCGTTCTCAGTATGCCTAATGCTCTCTGATGAAGCTGTGGATAGAAGTGATCCAGCAATTTCAAGGCATCTGCCGAGCCTGCCCCTTCTTTAACAGCGGCTGCTATATGTATCTGTCCATCGAATCGATGTATAGGTTTGGCATTCAGGTCTGCTTGCCTACCGTCCATAAGCACCATATTGACACAGAGGAATGGCTTGGTCTGTGTCTGAGTATCTACGATAATTCGGTTATCGTACTCTATGATAAGTGGGGTCGTAGGCGAACCGACCTTAGCAGCCTCTACTGCAGTAGCTATTGCCTGACGTGCTAGTTCTAGCCCCATACACCCAACCCTTCTGCTCTAAATTTTCTATGGACATATTCGATAGCCATTATATCCCCAGGTATGAAGTTACTAGGCCTCAAGGTTTGTTCGCTTATCTCGTCCACAGTAGGGTTGTCGTTATAGATACTAACCCTTGAATTGTACCTAATGCTATTTATGACTTCGGCGCTTCTAGCCAAAGCATAGTCTACGGCTGGCATAGAGCCCTTACGATAAGGTGCAGGAAACTCGTATGGATTCTTCTTAAAAGGAGTCTGCCCATAGTAGCCAGCAGTTCTTACTGACCTACTGTAGCTACCCTCGGCTTTAACTCTCCAAGAGGCAGCTAAATCTCCAGACCACTGTGGAGTATTCAAGGCCAACTCTGTAAGCACGTCAGCCACTAGCTCTCTGTAAGCAGCGTTAACCCTTTTCTCATGCTTGGCCTTGGCTCCCAATATGGAAGCTCTGAAGTTTTCAAGTCCTTGTACCCTTATCATCACACCCTCCGTACATGGAGTTCCCAAGCGTCTTGCTCGGAGGTGATATTAAGTATTTGCCACGACTGACTGCCGATAGTGATATTACGACCTACTACCGGAGTGACAGCACTGATAGCTACCACGCAAGTCATGTCACCCGCATGGTTGAGCTTATCAGCAGACGATAGCAGGTCGTAAATCTTATACCTGTCAACTAAGAAACCGTTAGTAGTGACGCTCCCGGCAGCGTAGGAATCGTTTATCGGGTCGTAAGCGCCCGTTTGCGAAAAGGTGACACTTACCCTTGACCCTGCATCTAACTCGTCGCTAGCGGCGTTCTGGAAGCCCGCTTCGTCAAGGTGAACAGATCGTGCACGGTAGAACGTAGTACCAGATCGAAAAAAGCTACCTTTAGATAGAGTTTCAGCAGTAGTAAAGAATACTTCCCAGAAAGGATCATACTCAGAGTCGGTTGCACCGTTGACAGTATCCTTGAGATAGCTCTTACGACTATAAGCCGTAGTGCCAGCAGTACCTAAACAGGCCTGTCCCGGTGTGAGTATTTCAAGGGAGTCGGTGACCATCTTCGCCCAACAGGACTTACGGATAGTCTGTCCGTAGATACCATCCATAATGGCAGTACCTATCAAGTACATTTCACCGAGAGCTACAACAACCTTACGTCCACCGATGGTCAGGTTAGGGGCCATAGAGAAGACACGCTTCTCAGAGACTGAACCATCAGGACTAGCACCTAGAAATGTGCTAGTCTGAACCTTGAACAGAGTCGCACCAGTGTACCCATCGGTAGCGGGTATGTCATCGAAGTGCTTAGCAACACTATATATGTCTACCACGGTAGCACCTTAAGAATTATTTGAGTGGGTACAAACTAGCGTAGCTTGGGTCTACCTATAGACTAGGCATTTGTAACAGGGTCTAGGCCCAGCCCGGTAGACACTGTATACGAGAAGGCTGTAGTAGAATACAGACTATCAGCAGGAGTGAGCAGCTTGTTAGCAATAGACAGCTTCAAGCGCAAGCTATTGAACATACCATTCACACCAAGGCGTACGTCTTCAAATACGTCTGCCTGTCGTTGAAATTCAGCCCTACCATCGGTCAACCGCTGCACTGAGAACAGAGGGAGTGAAGTCAGGAGGTTACGTGCTATTGCGTAGGTTACGAACAATCTTGAGAGCGAGTAGAACCGCTGCTGCACAGATGTGCGGGTGCCCTCTGGTATGGCTGAAACTGTGGTGTAGAGTGCAGGAATCCCCGCATTAACCTCTTCCATTTCGATGGTGGCTAATGTTAGGTCATGCGGCTGTAGCAGTATGGAGTCCGGTAGCTCTGTGGTAGACACACCAAGTGCTGCACGAATCTCGTCGGTAGTGGTGTAGTCTGTTAATGGCATGGTAATAAGAGCTTTGCTAATAGCTATCTATTAGCAAAGCCCTCCGAAGAGGGCTTCGATTACTTAGAAGGCTTTTCTACTTTTTGGATGCAGGGCTGACCCTTCATCCAATCAGACTGCTTAACCTTTACTTGAACTTCAGGCTCAAACCGCACACCTGTAGAGGGGTCTACAAATGGGAAGCTGCCGTTGTTCACATAAAAGTCAGGCGCTTTCTCGTCAACAATTAACATTTGTGTCATGGTGGTGGAGGTGGCAGGTTATTAGCCTGCCACTAGACACTATTAGTCAATAGTCAGAACGTCGAAGGCCTTCAGGTCTGAGTCACCGAAAGTACGGAAGACTTCTTCAGACCAGTCCATACGCATGGCTTCAGTACGCTTCAGAGCGAACTGCTCAACTGCGCTGTAGGCGGCGTTGCTGTTACTAACCAAGGTGATAGCAGAACTTGCATCCACACCGTACACGGTGTTTGCAGGAACTGGACCGCCATCGATAGCAGCTTCAACGATGATCCACTTCACATCACCACCGAAGGTCTGGTTAGGAGAAACCAGTTGTGGGTCAATGCGGCTCAAAGTTGGATCATAGTTGTTAGAACCGGGACGACCAGTGCGGGACTCGACCTTGAGGTAGGTGTCAATGTCACAGATAGCATGAGTGATCTTGCGATACTTACGATTACGTGCCAAGAACTTCACCCAAGCCTTGTGGGTCATCACACCAGCAGTAGCAGCACCATTCAAGGTTGTGCTGGTCACGGCAGAAACTGCACCAACCACCAAGTCACCGTTACCGTTGAACAGATCGCTGATGTAGCGATAAGCACGTTCGTCACGCTCAACTTGCAGATAACGAGCCATAGTCATGGTCACGAAATCCAGAGTCGTAGCACGGAGGGCTTGTTGAGTCCACTCCATACCAACCGTCCAAGAGCCGATGCGACGGATACGATCAGCGGTCTTGAAGAACGCCATCTTTGGAGGGTTAGCGCCTTGTGCAACGCGCTGTGCCTTGGCTTGCTCAGGTCCACCGACTGTGCCGTAATCCACCACAGGCTGCTCAAAATGCTCGGTATTCAAGGCCAAGCGAGAGCCAACCATGCTGTAGAAGTTGTCAGCATCAGTAGTACGGTCCTTAGCCATAGCCGATTCAATGGCATCGATCACAGAGATGATCGTGAAGGCGCGGGAAGCAGTACCGAAAGGTGTGGTGTTTTGCTGTGTGTTAGCACCGAAACCACCAGTACCATCCAAGAGGCTAGCCATAGACGCAGAGCGCAGACCGAAAGGATTGTCTGCACCGGGGGAGCAGATACCAAGGCCAGCTTGCATTTGACGGAAAGCAGGACCAATTTTCAGGTCAGCGTCAGCAAACTTCTGGTTGATGTAGGCCGCAGGGGTCAGATTGGCCTTGAGGGAACCAGCGAACAGTTCTTCAGCAGAGACTTCAACTTGCTGTTGTGCACCGTTCTTATCGATGTAGGCGAAAGTCATGTTTTTAACTCCTAGTTAACTTGTTGATAATTAAGGCTTAGCCCACGAACTCGATAACGCCAGTAGTACCAACGGCACCAGTACCAGCAGTACCCAAGCTAACGACACGCCATTTGAAGATGATAGCAGTACCGACAGCGGTTGCTTTGCAGACCTTTGGATAGCCAGTCAGCGCGGTGTCCTTAGCAACAGGAGTACCTGTCACAACATAGTCACCGATAGCCACTGCACCAGTACCGGGGGTAGCTTGCAGACCGTCGAAGGTCACGTTCAGGATGCCTTCTTCCAACACAGAACCGATGGTGAAACCGTTTTGTGGAGCAAGTTCAACTGCGAAGATAACGGCTTCAATTTCGTTACCGACAGCGCAGAGGTTGTAGCGAGATTCGCCAGCCAGCTTGACAAACTTGCCTACTTCAGCAGTAGTCAGGTTGTTAGCAGCACCAGAGCCAGCACCCAGACGTACAGCGACTGCATCATCAGAAGGGGCGGTAGGAGCAATAAAGTGATCGCGTGCCATAATAATGGTTCCTTAAAGTAGGTTAGTTAGACAGAGATTTTGCGGCGTAAGCAAAGAGTGGATTTACCGTTGCTTTCACAACAGGAGCATCCTCAAGAGTGTTGGTCGCCGCAACCGCCCCCACTTTGAATTTGTCTTTGAACAGAGGCACGATACGTGCGTGTTCAGTTACTACGTCAGCAGTAGACATAACTTCGACTGCTTCGGCCTTACCACCGAGAGCGACTGTCATGGACTTGATGCTGGCACGAGCAATGTTGGTCAGAGCTTCAAGGTTAGCTTGAGAAGCTGTCAAGGAGTCCTGAGCAGATTTTGCTGCCATGCGAAATTCAATGGCCTCTGCTTGCAGGGTCTGCACTTGGGCTTGCAGGTAGCTAACTAGGTCAGAGGGTGCAGCAGCTTCTGGCTTGGCTTCAGTAGAAGCTTCAGTAGAAGTATCGGTAGCACCTTCATTGGCAGTCTCAGTGACAGCATCTGCAGTGACTGTCTCAGACACAGCAGCGTCAAGAGTAACACCTGCCGACATAGCGATCAGTTGTTCTTGGGTCAAGGGTTTTGGCATGGAGGTTCCTTCGGTAGATGCGACATTATCTACCATAGAAGCCACAGCCTCTAGTCCTGTACCTAAGACTTGTGGCAGACTGGCCGACAAAGATGAAGAGTCAGAGGCTTTTAGTACGGTAGTTGGACGATTCGTAGATACTTTGGACTTGCTAGCAATCTTGTTGCCTAGTGAAGAGGCCTTGGTAAATGCATCTTCCAAGGAACCTACAGCGTCTGCAAGCCCAACATCTACAGCAGCCTTACCTACAAATTCACGGCCCTGACCGAACTTGGTATCGGCTGCTGTATTGGTCATACCACGTTGAGCAGCCACATGACCAAGGAATATGTCGTACATAGCTTGGGCACGTTCTTCAAGTCCTGCCTTGGCGTTATCTGTCAGCGGCTCATAGGGATTAGCAAGAGCCTTCTCGCTACCGGCCCGAATAACCGTAACCTTCACACCGTCTTGGGCTAGTTGTTTAGAACGCTCGGCATGGACCATAATGATACCAAGACTACCTGTGATAGCAGTCTCAGCTACATAGGCTGTACGAGCAGAAGAACCTAGCCAGAGAGCAGCAGATGCCTCTGTACCACCGTTGTAAGAAACAACTGGTTTGATCTTGTTAACACGGCTGATTAGTTGGGCAGTCTCATGGACACCAGCAACAGCACCACCACCGGAATCAATATTCAAGAGAATAGACGAGACTTCTGGGTTCTGAATAGCAGCTACAAGTGCATCCCGAACATCTCCATAACCTGTCACACCAAAATAACTCATCCAACCAGCATTGCCATTGACAAGGCTACCCTTAATATCAATGATACCTACACCACTCTGTACATTCAAGAGTACAGGGCCGGGAGCTTCCTCTGTCCTGTCACCGTACTTGCTAAAGGCATTGATACGGGCTTGCTCTACGGCTTCAAAAGATTGTTGGCTTCCGAGCCAGAGCCAGAGATTTGTAGTCATGTGTGTGGTTTCCTGTTCGCACGACTATACCAAATATCAGGACTCTAAGAGTGTCAAAAGTATGGCAAGTATTTCATGATCCTCTATATCATGCTGTCCCATCGCAGATATTTGCCCGAAGCTAGATTTCGTCCTAGGTACTGACAAACTGATGGATGCTTGTCCAGCAGCGGCTACCTTAGAGATACGACCTATACCTCTACTAGGCTCTATGCCTACGGAGGCCGAGCCAGTGGCTGAGATAGTTTCTACACTACCTTTCCCGACTATACTAGGTATAGTCGTTGTAGCGGACTCCTTGAGCAGGTCTTCCCTGTCAATCTTTACCCACTTACGAGGATCAACACGGTCAGTAGTAGTTACGTTGTAACTAACTGGTGTTACTACCTTGGCTGTGTCAGGGCCGATTCCTTGTACAGCTACAAGGGCTACAGCAAAGCCAATCCCTTGTACGGCTAGGGCTAAGGGATTCATACCATGCTCACCGTTGTGGTATCACCAGATACGGCGAAGGCTTGAGTGATAGTACCTGCGGTTCTGCCTTCGGCGGTCACTACAAGTGGTGTAGTCAAGCCGTGTAAGGCTGCAAGTGCGTCGATCCAGTCCTCTACATTACCGTGCAGCACATCGCTAGCTGTGGTAGTCATCGTAACTGTAGATGTACCACTGATAGTCTGCATAACAGCACCAGCACTACGGGAAGTAGGGGTAACCACCAAGGGGTTACCCGGTACGAGGCCATGTAACAAGGCCAATTCGTAGATCAGGTTAGCTCTCATAGCACTAATTGTGACAGGTGCTTCAGAGGCTATATAAGCAGGTATACCGTCTGCTGCAGCATCACCGACAGAGCTAATCAAGGCTCTATTGATCTTTGCAGTCGTACCTGTAGCGGCAGAGTTGCCCGAAGAGGCACCACCGACCAGACTCAGAATTGCCTGATAGCCACTGGCATCGGCAAGGCCCACCGAAGGCTTCAAGGATGGGCTTACCGCAGCACTGACCCCTGTAGCAGCGGCACTAGCTACGTTACAGGTAATGATGACGTTGATAGCTACAACTATATTGGCTGTTACACCAGTAGCAGACGCATTACCAACTGTAGATGGCTGTGTAGTAACAAATGCGCCACTGATACCTGTAGCAGTAGCTACTCCTGGACCACTTGAAAGTGTGGCAGGTATCAGAGCATTAACACCGGTAGCACTAGCTGTACCTGATGCAGCAGATTGAGTAGTAGCTAGTGTAGCCTGTGCACCTGTAGCAGAAGCGTCACCAACTGCAGTAGCCAAGGCTGCTGGAAGGTTTACTGATGGACCGACAGCAGAGGCGTTACCAGTAACCGTAGGCTGTATAGTCTGCTCAACTGCGGATATGCCAGTTGCAGCAGCATTACCGACTGTTGCCTTCTGTACGTATGGTACTAGAGCATTTACACCTGTAGTTGTGGCTGTGCCAACAGTACAGGTAATGGTTGTTACCCCGAATACCGATATGGCTGCAGTTGTACCTGTAGCTGCGGCATTACCAACAGCGCCCTGCTGCGTCCTGTGAATCTGTGCCGATGCACCGATAGCAGAAGCATTACCGAAAAGGCCATGCAGCGTAGCAGATTCAAGTGCCGATGCGCCAGTAGCAGAAGCGCTACCTACCGCTGTCTGTTGTGTTCTATTAACTAAGGTGTTAACACCTACAGCAGCAGTGTTACCAACAGCACCCTGCTGTGTCCTGTGAATCTGTGCAGAGGCACCGACAGCAGAGGCATTACCAGTTAGACCGTACAGCGAAGGCGATTCAAGTGCTGACGCGCCTGTAGCAGAAGCGTTAGCTACCGCTGTTTGCTGTGTTCTATTGACTAAGGTGTTAACACCTAGAGCAGTAGCGTTACCGACAGTGCAGGTTATGTTCAGTGAACCAGCTATGTCTATGACTGCGTTTACACCAGTGGCGGCAGCATTGCCGACAACACCTTGCTGCGTTCTATGAATCTGTGCAGAGGCACCGACAGCAGAGGCATTACCAGCCAATCCATACAAGGTTGGCGACTCAAATGCAGATGCACCAGTGGCAGAGGCATTACCTACCGCTGTTTGCAGAGTGGTAGACACTAAGGTGTTAACACCAGTTGCAGTGGCGTCAGCTACACCTGTCTGCTGTGTTCTGTGTATCTGTGCAGAGGCACCGACAGCAGAGGCATTACCAGTCAGGCCGTACAGTGTAGGCGATTCAAGTGCTGCTGCGCCAGTGGCAGAGGCATTACCTACCGCTGTTTGCAGAGTGGTAGATACTAAGGTGTTAACACCAGTTGCAGTGGCATTAGCTACAGTAGCTGGTTGGGCAATCTTCAGGACACCGTTGACACCAGTAGCAGAGGCCAAGCCCGGCCCACTGGCTATTGTCAAAGATGAAGCTATCGTTATTGGTATACCAGTAGCAGAGGCGTCACCGACAGAGCAAACCAATGTGTTCATCACACCAGCCGTAATCTCCAAGAAAGAGATGCTTACTGTCTTGCCAGCTACATAATCAATATTGGCTGTAGCACCTGTAGCTGAAGCTTCAGCTACTGTTGTGGTCAAAGCACTAGATACCAGTGTTGAGCTACCTGTAGCAGCGGCTTCACCAGCTACTGTCTGCTGTGTGGTAGATACTAGAGCATTAACACCTGTGGCGCCTACAGGCCCTATAGAGATTATCAGGCTGGCAGGTGTAAGTGAGGGATATGCTACTGCAGCCGCCTCACCTACTGTGGTTTTCAAGGTGAACGGCAGCAGTGCTGACGCACCTGTAGCAGAAGCATTACCGACAGCGGTAGCTTCTCTTATAGGCAGGATGGCAGAGACACCAGTAGCAGGGCTATTACCAACAGTAGCTACTAAAGTACGAGAAACAAGTGTGTTGACACCTGCTGCAGTAGTATTACCTACTGCACAGGTCAAGGTCGTGCCACCGCCAGCAGCAGTGGTATTGACTACCTCTGTGTCAAACCATGCAGCTTTCTGTAGCTCTGCGTCCCACCATGCGTCTGGTCGCAGTTCCCCGTCAAACCAGCCTAAGTAAGACACAGGTTATTTCTCCATTACTACCAATTCACCGCTGAAGAATGTGGCTGTAGTGGCACTAGTTAATGCACAGTGATGCATACAAGTGCCATTGTATAAGCGAATGCCGGGATTGCCGATAATCTTTTGAGCAGTCACGTTAGGTATGGTTGTACCAATAGTAGCAACGTCACGAGCTATAAACAAACTAATTGTTCCAGTTAGCCAAGATGTAGCTCCGATATTGAATCCTTGGATGCTCTGTACACCTTTATCCCCGGCTGCAAGGTTGTACCATAGCACTGTACCAATAACCGGGGTTTGTGGAGCCTGAGAGCCTACGATACCTATAAGTGTAGCTATACGACCTGTAGTACCATCAGAGTTCGTGTAGGTTACCTGCGATAGAGCATTAACTGCTGCAAGTGTTGACGCAGCAACAAAGTATAGGCCAATAACACAACCTTCCCCACTGGTTGTGCCTTTCAAATCTCGTGCTGGTAGTGTAGGAGATGAGATTGCCTGCACAGTGGAAGTGCTCGTAACAGACAGACCTGAGTTCACCCACAATACGTCATAGAAATAATGGCTATGGTTAACAGAGGAAGCAAGTTGAATTTCTGTAAGATAGTTACCACCTGTAGTAGCATTAGGGATTGGAAGGCATCCACGATCTGCGACAGAAGTACCATCAGTAACCCGACCATTGACACCGGGCGTACCAACCGCCCATGCGCCGGGAAAGCCACCATCCTTAAATGTGCCATACCAGTAACCTACCGCATCAGAAGCAGTGCCAGTCTTCATAAAGCTAATTGAGTTTCCGGTATAAGCACCAAGTCCAGCGGGAGGGTATTCCGCACCTTGCTTATCTCGGTGTATCCAAGAACCATCTTCACGGTAACCCATGTTCTCACCGGGAAGTAGCACAAACTCCATCAACTCAATGTCATTTGTACCGTCAGTGTGATTGACAGACACTGTACAGTTAGTACCTACGCTATTGTTGGTAATGTATAAGGCTTTGACGTTACGTTGAGTGGCAGCCGCTGGACTACCTACAATCGTAGTAGTCGTAGCTGTAGTGATACGGGTATTGGTCCGATCCGGAGTCACCGTAGTACCGTTAACGTCGATATAGCTGGCGTGTACTTCAAGGGTAGTAACTGCTGCTGTAGTCGTAAGCGTTACTACATCGCTGGTTGAAGTTAAGAGTAGCATGATCGTGTCCTTTACTGAACTTCAATTTTAACGCGAACTGCCGCACCTGTAGTGACAACAACCGCTGTATATGTGGCAAATGTAGAGGTAACTGTCTGCCAATCGCTCACACCTTGGGGAGTATTGGCAGCATCCAAGAGGGATACACGAACTTGGGCAGATGCTCCTACGAAATTGGCACGGTAGGTTATGTCCCAAGTGCCAGCATCTAGTGTGGGTGAAATGCCTTCTATACACTCATGCACACCAGAGATAATAGGACTAGTTATATAGCTAGTATCAGAAGCTACTGTCTCGTTGATGTTAGTGTATAGGTTGGTATTGTCAGGTGTACCTGTCCATCCAGATGTAGACACATCTGAGGATGGGCGAGTAATGCTGATAACTTCAGCTACTGTGCCTACGAATATGGGCTGTGATATTGGGGCGAAGATTTGCCAAGGGTTATCTGATAGGGATTTAATCTCTGTATCCGAAATAGCTCTAGTCCATACTCCCCAGCATATAACCCCACCTTTCAGGCTAGTGCCCTTACCACTAAAAGTGCCGCCTCCAGCTATTGTTATACCAGTAATACCTCCAAGTACGTTAGTTCCTGTCGAGGCGCCATAATTTTGTCTAGCCTTATCTACCCATAGCGCATAACTAGAGAGGCTTTGTGTGAACACTATTAAGGTTGGTTTATTAGCTACCACGGCTCCAATAGTGCCCGGACAGCTTACAGCACCTCCCACCACACTTACGTCTGCATACACCCTTGAATAAAAAGAGTCTCCGAACGTGATCTGACTTGCTGTACTATTACCGGGCACAAAGAGCCTAAGCGCTCGTTTCACATCAACAGTAGTAGTGCTGTACGCCCACACAAACAGCGTAATAGCTGGAGTGCTTGACGCAATATAGGGGTAATTTAGATACCAATGGTCTGTTAAATCCGTTGACGATATAGCTGCAATGCCCTCAGAAGAGGGACCTACAGCAGCAGTGTTGTTCTTTAGTAGCCTCTGTTTTACTACAAAATCATATGGAGTACCGTTCAGTGCGGTTCCGAAGGACACTAACCCTTTAGACAGGTCATTTCTCCAGTCAATAGCACAAGCCCCTTGAGGCTGAGTAGTCCTAACTCTCTTTAGTGTAGTCATGCTGGCCCCCAGATAGGTGTGTTGTCAGGGGCGAAGATTTGCCAAGGGTTAAGCGATAGGTTTAATAATTGCTTGTCTGATAATCTGCCTGAACAAATACCAGCCATCAGTACGGTATCTGTTGCTGCAAACTTAGTAAATGCTTCTGGATACCCAGCACCAATAGTACTAGAAAAATACTTACCGTTTACATATAGTGTTTGAGTGTAAAAGTTGTACACAGACTTTGATACCCACTGAACAGATACTGCTATATTAATTATAGAGCCATAACTGGTCCAACTATTAATATCGTTAACAGTTTGAACACCATACCATGTACCATAAGCACTAGCGTAAGTTGTAGATATTAGGTTAAGCCCAAACCCATACCCATTAACACTAGAAAATCCAAATGTATGCTGTCCCGAGTCTTGTCGTACAAATGACCCAACCAATGTAAAGGTAGATGAGGTATCTTCTACAATTGACAATCTTTTAAGCGGAGAGAAGTTTACATTTACAGCACCTCCGCAAATACCGCCCATAGTGGCTCTAGGTGCAGTGTTAGGTACTGACACAGTTTGCCCGAATCCTGTTAGGCTTTGAGATGCGGCATTATACGCACACCAACCATTAGCAACTGAAACTACCCCTTGAGGCTGAGTGGTTCTAACCCTTCTAGGTATAGTTAAGATAGCAGCCGTAGACGGCGCAGGAGAACTACCGCCAAGCATATAAGACTTGCGTGGTGTGACTACTTCGTGAGCAGCTATGCTTAACGGAGGTAGAGGTTTGTCAGGATTGAATATTTGCCAAGGATTATCAGATATAGATTTAATCTCGGCCCTGCTTAGTTTGCGCTTCCACCTAGCCAGCAAGGCACCTCTTGTCAAAAAGCCTGTCAGGTAAGGCCAAGTGCTCTCACCAACTACAGAAGGATTGGCAGATGTAAGATTGGTAAGTTGAATGTTGTTTCGATAGGCTAAAGCAGGGCCGTTATTGTCCCATGCAACTATTAGCAAAGAAGGTTTTGTTAAGTCTACACCATTGCAGTTGGCTATTGTAACAGCACTATTAGATGTTGTTCTTACACTAAAAATATACTCTATGTTAGTTGAAGAGTACACTTGGTTAACCGACCAATTCGAGTGAGCGTTATTTCCATACATTAAGCTCATGTACTGCGTGGGATTGGCTACTACACCAAACCAAAGAGCCGTTAGTGCAGTTTTGTCAGAAGCATCGCAACCAACGTATGTTGCAACTTGTCTTTGCAAACCTGCCGCAGTCGCTATGGTAGGTTCAATAGGACCATCTTTGCCATTAGCAAGGTTTATCCCTACCGTAGGCAAGATGGCGTCACATAACCCCCTAGTAATGGGGTTACTCCAGTCAATGCCTACTGGCCCCTGTGGCTGCGTGGTACGAACCGTCCGTTGCAGCGCAAACTTCGGTGCTGCACTTAGAGTCATGACGGTTAGTTGTAATAGACTTCGCGGTACTGTACGGAGACTGTAGCTCCAAGGGCTGTTCCTGCATCGTTATACAAGACGATACCCCACTTTGGAGGGATGCAACCGAAGGCATTGCTGACCACAAACTCTTGTTTAATGGTAGCTGCTACGGCACCTTGATTCAACTGGATAGTTCCAAGGAATACAAGCTGTGTAGGTGAGCCAATAGCGGTCAACGCTTTGTCAGTACCATCTACGTTATCAACTGTGGAGCTTGCGCCGCCATAGTTTGTACCGTCAATGGACATATAGCCGTAGACTACAATTTGCTTGTTACCTGTAGGCGCTACTGTTGTAGTCAGCACCGACACTTCGCACAGCACTTGCGTAACGTTAGCTACTGTGCTGGTAGTTACAGCTTGGCTGGAGCGATTAGCAGCAGAAGCAAGGCTACCTGCTGTAATCGTCATTGGGGTTGCTGTGCCGAATTGGAGTGCCATGATTAGACCTTCAGAGCGTCAATTACTTCCTGTACGCTGACAGGTGCAGGTACAGTGCCAAGGGCTTTCAAGGCGTCTGCCTGTTCTTGGGTAAGTACTGCAGGTACCATTGCCTGTACACCCTCCTGAGAGACTGCAGTAGACATATCAAAGTCGCCACGAGCGATGATCTTCTTGACATGACGGAAGTCAGGCACAGTATTGATAACGTCCAAGAACGCATTTCCAGCCAGTAGGCCGAGAACTTCAAGGATCGTGCCTTCACCGATATGTGTAGTGCTAGGGCGAGTACGCCCTACACTAACACGCTCAGCTATCATGCCATGCTCTGCACTAGCGATTTCTTCTGGAGTACAGACTGCAGTGATTTCATCAAGTAGAGACATTGCTCGACCTTTCTAACTATTAAGCTGGAGTCAGGCGCAGAACGTCAGTGCCAGCACCTTGGAAGTCAATGGTGAAGCTTCCAGATACGATGCTCAGTGTACCAGCGGCATTGAGTTCAATGTAGCCGATAGCGCGTTTGTTAGCGTCAGTGTTGTTGTAAATGATAGCATAAGCACCATTGGTGAAACCAGCAGCATTCTGTGGCACCACAACGTCAGTAGCGCGGAGTGTAATAACACCAGCCACGTTAGTCCATGTAACCGAGGCCAAGGTGATAGGGCCTGTATAGCCACCACCTACGCCAACCTGGGTAGTTGCGAAGTTAGTAGTACCTGTACCGCCCCAATGAGGTTCAGCAGTCGCCATCGTAGGCGCAGTTGCCGAAGTGACGATACCCAACAGCAGGGCGTCACTAGACAGGTTATGAATCTTATTGCCAAGATCGAGAAGACCTTGTTGAAACCACTTGATGTCCCCGGCAGCCATAATCGCACCTCATGTTTAGATAGCATACCCGAATGTATACTTTAACTTACTGAATACCGCCGATTATACGTTGTTACGGCACAATCGCCAGTGCTGAAAGAAATTCTGTTAAGACTATAGCAGTATCTGACCTACTTTGTAATAGCTTCGCGGGGAAACGCATGATATTTTCTCTCCCACCTGTCTTTACAAGTCGTAGAACTGCAACTCTTAATCTCGTCCGGTAACCATGTTAAATTCAAGGTCGCATCACAGCCACCGCTAGCCAGCGGTATTGTGTGGTCGATAGCCCAACCCGGACAGTTAGTAGTCTGCTCAAGGTTTGCTGGACATGGAAACACTTTGACGAAGTGCCGTAGTACAGTCTGACTGCGCTTGATCTTACCCTTAGCATCCCTAGCTGGCTCACCGCAATAACGCAGATCAGCTATAGCTTCTGGTGTGCCGGGTTTAGGCAGTTCGGCATAGGCACTGCCGATGAACAGGAATATAACCAAATACTTCATATGAACTTAATCAAGTCTGCTGAAGGTTCCAGCTTGAACTTATCGTTCGTGCTAGTCACCGTACCGCCAAAAGAACCTACCGCAATAGCTAACCCATCCAAGGTCTCGTCATATATCAGGCATCCGTCTGCAGCAATAGACACATTGTCCCATACTACATCACCGGGAAAGTCCATGATGGCCTCTTCGTCCTCATTAGTAGAGAAGACAGGGGCAGATAGCTGCAAGGCCATGTAGCCGTTAGCAGTTACCTCACCAGTCTTGGTGTATGCCTTAGTCTTCTTGCCCAGATTCGCTGTTTTCTTGTACAGAGCGATCTTAAACACATGGTCAGGCTTGATCTTCCCTTGCAGGAAGGCCAGCCTACCAGCCGTAGTAAGGCACGTTTCAATCGCCATTTATGACCTCCATGCCTGTAACTTTACCATCTTCGCCACGATTTATACGGACGGTTTTGGTAGGTTTAGAGGCTTCTTGTGCAATAGTAAGGTGCAGTTCTGTAGGAGCAACGCTGACTTCTACAGGTTTGGTAGCCTGCCGAGACATAGTGTATGCCATATCCTGTACAGCACTCAAAGAATCCCTATGCGCTTGCATCAGGTTCTCCGTATCAGCTTTTGGAGCAGACTTCGGTGCGGCTGGAGTGTCAGGCTTGCCCTGAGACATATTGGACGTGCCAGAACTGGCTGTGCCGGGCTGTTCCGCACCCTTTGATGCACCAGTACCAGCTTTGAACATCGTGCCCATCAAGGGCTTGTATCCTTGTGGTGGCAGATTCCCGGTCAACTCTATCGAAGCCTCTTCATCGGTAACCAAGCCCAAGGACAGGAGTTCCAAAATCCTAGATTGCTTCATAGCTTTGTAGGCTTCTAGCTCGGAATCAGGACGCAGATCGATCTGAGCGTACTTGAACTCCACGTAGCAATCTTCACCCATCAAGCGGGTAGCTATAGTCAGGATACGGCTGTAGAACTCGTTGAGCTTCACCCGAATCATGTTAGCGGATTTGATAAACAGCATAGATTCGGCAGATGCAGCAGTAGCACCTGCACCATAGCCCAGCACCACAGGCAGAGTCTTAGTCCCCGTTTGCAGCTTCGAGTTCAAGACCTTCTGAATCCGTTCGATAATTGCAGATGGGTCTTGACCGCCGTCAACGTAGGCATAGGTAATCTCAGAGAAGCTGATGAAGGCATCCTCAGGATTAGCCCCGTTAACTACGTCCTGAACAGCTTTAATAACTGCCTGTTTGTATGTAGCAAACTTATCGCTATCATTCAGAATGTCAGGAGGCGTAGATTTCTTAATGGCTTCGCTATCAATAGTAGCAACCAGCCGTGGAAGCACTGCACGTTTCAAGGCCCTACGCACATCGTTGTTAAACTCTATATCCTGCAGCACAGGTTGGATAGAGGACTCCAAGGGTGAGCTAGCATACGCCTCTAACAAGTCCTGATCCAAGCTCACATAGACGAAAGTAGGTATGTCCAGATCAATCTCTTCGCCGCCGATGACTTGGACAGGCCGGGTAGCCTTTTCCTCGTCGTACCATTTCAAGGTAGTGACAGAGATAGGGTTCAAACTAGCAGGAACCCGCGCCTTATCAAGGGCCACCTCGCCAGAACAGGCACCATATTGCAACAACTGCTTACCAAGGCTCTCGGACAGGCTCTGAATGGTAGCTTGTGAGCCATAAGTACCGTCCATATTGCCCAAATACGTAATCCTACGCAAGATTTCCTGAGCAACACCAGTAGCATTGGGGTTAGCCTTTCCGTCCATATCACGAGCTATAACAGAGAAAGACTCTGGAATACCTACCCGTAAATTGGCATAAATCGCTGCACCTACCTCTGGAGAGGTATAAGTCAGGGTACGAATAGCAGCAGCAGTGCTGCTAGAATTACGTACATCTAGCCGATTAGTAGTAAGAGGCGCTCTATCAAGTTGAGCCAAACGCGCTGTAGCCCCGCCCACCACTGTGCGGTGTGCAGGTTCTCCCTGAGCCCCTGTAGGAGCTTTAGGCAGAGGCACAGGTGGCAAAGTAGCTGCTTGTTCCTCTATTCCAAACCATTTAGTGAATATACTCATAGTGTTCTTCCTGCGGCAATGCCGCAGTCTACCACGCCTAGCTGCAAACCTAGTGTAGACTTAACCCACATTTTGTCGAGAAACGAAAGAACTAACGAATGGAACTGCACCCAAAGCTGTCCAAGCCCCGGCTGTAGCTCGTAACTTAGTGGCTATATACAGGTACAAGAGGGTATGGTGCCAGTGATCGTGTCCGTCTGTCTTCTCCCATACATACTTCATGGTGTTATCCTTCATGAACTTCTGTATGCGCTTCATATCCAACAAGTGCTGTACCAGTTCATCATCTACACCGTGAATTAGCACACTCCCTGCCTTAATTTCAGCCATCAACTCGTCTAGAGCAATATTCCTATTGACCATAGCAGAGCGAACATTCAGCTTTCCTTCCTCTGGATTAGCTTCCTGATCCTTGATAGTATGGCTTTCTGTAGACTTCTTCTCCACATAGATAGCGCCATAAGCATTAGGGTCGAAGCTTGTAATCCGTGTGATAATATCAGTGTAGGGGAACAAGTCGTGAACCGATGTGACCACCCTATACTGAGAGCACAGAATCCGTCTACGTTCTTCAAAATCAGTATAGAACACCTTCTCACGGTGCACTACTATCAACTTACCACCAACCTTACGTCCTATCATAATATGGCAAGTAAGGCCCATGTCAGCACCAAGGAAGTGCACATCACTAGAATCCATAGAATTAGGACTATGCATAGCCCTAACATCCGACTCAACCAGCATATCCTGCGCATCTTCCGAAGTCTCCCCTAAAGCCTGATTGCAAAACTCAGACCACTTGTTAAATTCCGTAGAAACCTTTACAAGGTAGGGCGCAGTAATGAAAGACGGTGCACAAAATGGTGACACATTGTAGGAGATAGCGTCAAACTTCGCGTCGTTGTTCTCTACCACCCACTCTCTGTACTGAATACCAGTTTCCGGTATCTGGCCGCACTTAGGGCAGAGCAACTTAGCCTCCCTCCAGCGCATAGATTCAAGGTTATGCTTATTTATGTCCTCCTTCTTACCACTATAGCCTGGTATAACTATGTTATCGTGGTAAGTAGGTAGGAATTTATGACGGCAATGTGAGCAAGTCCACACCTGCTTCTTCCGTCTAGCTGTCTGGCACTCCGCATCAATACCATACTTCGCAACAGTCGGTGTGCTGAAGATTCGACGCATCTTCGTAGGTTTAGCCTGTAAACGTGACACATAAGCTGACACGTTAGCCATATCCGACCTATCATACTCGTCGTGGATAATCAAATCCGCAGGCACTGACAAGGCCCCTGTCTCTGAGTACGTACCCCGAGTATATAGGAAGCTGTTAACCCCAAACTGCTTAAGCTCTACTGAATTGACAGTACGGCTCATGCTATGCTTCACCACCTTGGAGCTATCTATAATCGGCATCAAGCGACTTTTAGAAAACAACTCTGCGTCAGTAGCTGCAGGAAAGGTATAGATAGTAGTGAAGTTATCCTGTGTCACCACAGATGCCAACGCCCACCTAGCAAATATCTCAGATAGGCCCACCTGAGCGCACTTAATCACTAGCAGCGTCTTGGCAGGGTCATCTATAATCGTAGGTTGGTACTCACGCCCCTCATAACTGAACCTCTTCCCCTCATACTTCGTACTGTTGGAG